CGAGGCAAACGCATGTTCTGGCACCGCTGCCTGAAGAGGGGTCGGGACGTGCGCCGACGGTCCCGATTCGGAACCTCAACGGCGACCTCGGAGCGTTATCCACAGGCTGTGGATAACAGGGGGGAGAAAAGGGGGAGGCTCCCCCCTAAGCCTCTGACGGACGACGGAGACGAACAAATGTTTGTAGCGATCTAGCAGGTACTTCTTCTTCTACTACGGACTCGCGTAAATAGGGACTGAATGGGCTAGGGGGGAGCCTCCCCCCGCTCCCCCCTACCGCCTGATTTGGTACCTGCTGCCGTCCTGCTCGATGAGCCCCTCAGCGACCATGTCCCCGATGACGCGCCGCAGATCATCGCGGCGCGGCGATTCGACGACGTCCTTCAGTCCCTTCCACGGTTGCGGGCCCTTGCGCAGCCGCGCCAGGATCTTTGCTTGCCAACCCGGTACGAGGCGCTGCAGGTGCCGCTCTTCGGCCGTCGAGACGACCTTCAGGCGGAATTCCTGGGCTGTGACGGCGGTCACTTCGACCTGATCGCTGTGGATTGCACTGAGGTGTTCGAGGCACGCGGCCGACATCGTGATGATTTCGGTGGCGAGGAGCCAGTCGTCATTCGAGACGTGGAAACGGTCATCCAGGATCGCCAGCAGGGCGGCCACCTTGCAGCGCAGGAGCAGGTACTGCGACTGCAGGTGATCGATCTGCACCTGCTTGGTGAGGATGCCCCAGCGGGTCTGCTTGATCTCGGCCGTGATCGCCGGGTCGTAGGTCAGGTACCGGTTCGGGCCGTGCAGCCCGCCCGGTGGCGGCGTCCAGCCGAGCGGCCCCGGCCAGGACGGCTGCTCCGCCGGGGCCGGGGCTCCCGGGTCGTGCGCCGAGGCGAACAGCAGGCGGCCGGTGAAGCCGACCGACGACAGGTCGTCGGTGAACAGCTTGTAGCCGTTGGTGTCCTGCATGTTGATCACGGCGCAGATCCGCACCCGACCGCCCCTGACCAGGCGCCGGGTCTCCGATGCCGCGTTCAGCTGGCCCAGCGCCTCGCCCGACCAGGCGCTGGCCAGCGTGGCGATGATCGTCGTGCCCTTGCGCCCGGCCTGCTGGGTGAAGCCGGTGCCCTCGTCGACGTTGATGAACAGCGCCTGGCGTCCGACGATGCGCCGCCCCGTCGGGCGCAACTTGCCGTCCTCGTCCTCGTACATCTCCGGCACCAGGAAGAACTCGGCGATGCCCTCGCCCGAGCCCACCTGCTGCTCGAAGTCGATCAGCGGATCGGAGCCGTCGGTCGGGGGTTCCGGCGCTGGCACGAACCGCTCGCCGATACCTGCCGCCATCGTCTTGCCACCCGAGGTCTCGGCCACCACGCAGCCCAGGAAGTCGAGGGTCTGGTGCTTGCCGATCAGACCCTGCTCGACGCCCGGCAGCTTGAAGCACGGCGGGACGTAGGTCGCCACTCGGGCCAGGGTCTGGATCAACAGGGCGTCGGGCGAGCAGCCCGCTGCCCACGCCGCCTGACGGATCCGGGTCAGCACCGGCCGGGCGGCCCAGAACTCCGACGGCAGGTTGAGGGGCGTAGCGTCACCCTCGGTGGGGGCGGTCGCCGCCGCTGCCCGCTCGGCGACCGCCCCGCTGCGCATCCGGTTGACTTCGCTCGTAGCCGCCGAGTAGTCCCCGTTCCAGGTGGTGGCGACCCACCAGTCGTAGCCCGACCACCCGGTGTTGCCATCCCGGCCGATCTGCTTCGTACGCAGGGCCGACGGCATGTTGGTCGAGTAGGCGTACATGAAGTTGTCATCGGCGTGGAAGGTGGCCGACTTCTCCGACGTTGCCGTCGGGTGGCGCAGGTAGATCTCGTCACCGTGCTGGCCGACGATGGTGTAGCCCTGGCGATCGAGATCGGCGAGGAAGTCGAACTGGGCGCTGAACCAGTCAGCGTTGGTGGGCAACCCTCGATCCGAGGTTGAGGGTTGCGACGGATGGCGCTCGATCGCCCGCTCGATCACCGGCTTGACCAGCATGTTCACCAGCCACTGCGGCATCGGTGCCACCGGGTGCACGCCGAGGGCGTAGCCCGGCGCCTGCTCGCGGTACTCGACGTAGACGTCGTCGATGAAGCGCCCCGAGGGCGGCACGACGACCTGCCCGCCGACGCCGCGCACGTCGATGCCGGGGGCCAACCGGGAGTTCGTCAACTCGATCGGGGCGTCGAAGAAGACGTGCAGCCCGCCCGACGGCGTGATGTGGGTGGCCGTGTTCGCCACCGAGTACTCCTCGACCAGCGAGCGCCAGGTGTCCATGCCGTCGTGCTTGGTGTCGACGTCGATCACCACCAGGTTGAGGCGGTTGGGTTGCGGTCCGCAGGCGACGCCGACGTTGAACGGGGCGTTGAACCAGTCATCCAGCACGCCGGGGTGATCGGTGGCCTTCTCGGGCCACCCGGCGTCGACCGGGCGCTTGTCGTTGGGGTGCACCCGCAAGACCCGGAAGCCCTGGTCAGCGAGGTGGGCGACGGCTTTGCGGGTGCGTTTGATGGCCAACGGGATGGGGGCCGGTTCGTCGCTCACGGGATCAGTCCTCGTTCCCGGTGGTAGCGCTGGGCGTGCTTGCGGCCGAGTTCCCACAGGTGCATCAGGTACGCCCGTTCCATCTCGCTGCCGTCTGCTCGGTGGATCGCGTCGGTCACCAGGCCGTAGGCGTGGTAGTGGTCATCGCTGACCTTGAACGGTCCACCCACCCCGTGGGGGGTATCGCTATGCTCGGTCACGATCGTCTTCTTTCGTCGGAGGCGGTCACGTGGTTGTTCTTCCTTGTCAGGGGTTGAACGTCTGTTCGGGTTGAAGACCCCGGCGCTTGCAACGCCGGGGTCTTCTCGTTGTCGGAACGGGGCGGTCAATCCGAGAGGCAGATCGGGCACGGGACGATGGTCCGAGCGTTGCTCGTGATCACCCTCCCGATCACCCCGCACACCGTAACCACGCCCCGGTCGGGGGTCGTGTGATCGACGACGTGCCAGCCCTGCACCCCGCCGGTGTTGGCGACCAGGTTCCAGCCGTCGGGGCGGGGCGCCGGTTCGGAGGCGTCGAACAGCGTCACGGCTCGACGACCTTGTAGCCGCAGCGGCCGCACTGCGTGACGTCCCACAGCGCCAGGTATTCGCGCTGCGGCTCGTCGCAGCGGCACAGCATCAGGCCCGCCTGGCGCTCCGCCTCCAGGCGTTCGATCGGGTACTCACGGGTGGTGGTCATTGTCATTCCTCCTGGTCAGGGTCATGTGCTTGACAGGCCTGATACGCTCGGCCCGAGGCGCCGCCGAAGGTTCAGCGCCGCCAGCGGCGGCTCGGGCCGAGCGCTCTTCTTCCTCGATTCGGGCGATCGCTTCGGCCTTCAGATCGCGGGTCGGCGGCTTGACGTACAGCGGGCTGTCGCCGACGGTGTTCCAGGTGACGCCGCGCAGGATGCGCCGGATCGTGGACGGCGACACGTCGAACATCCGTGCGATGGTCTTGACGAACAGCCCGCTCTGGTAGTGGCCACGGATCGCCCGCACCTGGGCCTCGGTCAGCTTGGCCATCGGGTGGCACTCGCCGTGGAAGACGTTCACCGGCGGCTTCGAGTCGCGGCCCTTGGCCCGCATGTCGGCGTTGTTGTCGGCGATCGTGCCCAGGCTGAGGTGGTCGAGGCGGTAGCAGAACGGGTTGTCGCAGGCGTGCAGCACCACCTCGGTGGGCTTCAGCTTGCGTCCGAGGTACTCCGACATCACCCAGCGGTGCATCGAGACGCCCTTGCGTCCCGGCCCCTCGCCGACCTTGCGCCAGCCGTAGCCGTCAGAGCCCGCCGCGCCCTGCCACAGGCGGCACGGCGTCGCCTGCGGCGTCGGAGACGGGTGGGTGGCCTGCGTGCGCCGCACGACCACCGTCTGGCTGTGACGGGCTCTGTGGCTCGTCGGCATCCGCAGCTTCACCAGCGGCTGCAGCGTGCGGATCTCGACCATCACTCCTCCGGCGGTAGGTCAGGCGCTTCGAACGTCCGTTCTTGGGTGGACTCACGATGTACACGTCGTCGCCGAGGACGATCTGGGTGGTGAACGGCGGGTAGAGACGGATCTTGACACCGTCGTAGCGGCCGCCGATGAACTCGTACGTGATGTGGCCGCCGCGCACGCTGGCCTGGATCGCCACCGCCTGGCCGGACTCGACCCAGGCTCGCACCTGGGCCGAGTCGTCGGCCTTGCTCACGACTCGTCGAAGAGGTCGTCGGCCGACACGGAGGCCTTCGGGGCCGTGTACGTGGCCCGGAAGAGCTTCGGGGCCGAGAAGCCCCGGTTCGTCTTCTTGCCGATCCCGGTGTGCGCCACCCGCAGGGTGCCGCCCTCGTCGATCGACTTGGCTCCGGCCTTCTTGACGGCATCGGCGATGGCGTCCTTCATCGAGGTGCCGTTGCCCGAGGCCACCTCGTAGCGGCCGCCCTTGGCGTAGACCCGGCGCACGCCGTCGTCGTCGTCGCCCTCGCGGGCGGCGGTGCGCAGCGTGATGATCAGCTGCATCCGCGGCGACCCGTCCGGCCACGTGAGCGGCGTGTTGTCCTCCATCGAGGTCTGCTGGGCCACCTTGACGTCGTCGATCACACCCTCGACCTGGTCGCCCACCTCCTCGAACTTGGCGGCCTTGCCGGTCCCGCCGAACAAGAAATCATTGGCATCTGACATTGTTGGTTCCTTTGTTCCTGGATTGATTAATCATTGGAGCTTGTAATTGTTGCTGCGGTCGATGTTGCCTTTGGGCCCCCTCTCGTTGGCGTAGCGGGGATCGGACTCCCCGAACGGGATCGAGTACTCGGCCTCGACGGCGTCGAGCAGGTTCATCAGGACCACCACGTCGTCAGCCGAGCGCAGGCCCCGCTTCGGCGTCGGCAGCCCCTCCGGCCACAGCTGGATCAGCTTCGCCTTCGCCTCCGGGCGGACCCCGATGGCGTTGATCCTCCCCTGGCAGAACTCGGCCATCCGCTCCACCGTCACCTCGGCGGTCACCTCGGCGCCGAGATGCTCCGACAACAGTTCCGGCAGGTCGACCGCGTCGGACGGGACGTCGGCCACCGGGGCGTCGTAGGTCCCGTTCTTCCACAGCTTGCGCCACTCCTTCACGTTGCGGGCCAACTCGGCCCCGGCGAGCCCGATCGGGACCGGGCACCAGTGCAGCGTGCACGACGCTGTGCCGACCGGCATGTGCGCCAGCAGCGTCCAGGAGGCGTTGATCGGCGGCGTGGCCAGGCGCCGCTCGGTGACGATGTCGTACAGCGTCCCGGTGGCGTAGAGCGCCGTCTGGACGCAGAAGCCGGGGAGGCTGAAGTCGAGTTTCTTGCCGGTCTTCAGGTCGCCCACGATCAACTCGCCCGCCTCGATCCGACCGTTCGGTGCGATCAGCGGCTTGGTCAGCCGCCACACCCGGTCGGCCGTCCCGGCGGCCCGGAAGGGATCGTTGACGAACGGCACCTCGATCATCTCGCTGACGAGCCCGTAGGCGGCCAGCATCTCCATGTAGGCGGTCAGGTCGGCCTGCAGCGACTCCGGGGGGTCGAAGGCGACGTCGGTCGGATCCTCGGCCCGCACCGTCATGGCGTGCAGCCCGGTGCCCTGGTCGGCCCGCTCGTTGGAATCGCCCTTGTCCATCGCCTTCTCGCGCAGGGTCTTCTTCTCCTCGCGGTCTTCGTCCTTGGTGGCGACGACCTGCACCTGCAGGGCGTGCGAGCGGGCGACGCCCTCCATCGCCTTCCAGATGCGCCACGTCTGCAGCCCCTCCTCGTCGTCGAGGCACTTTGCATACGATGACGGTCGGGAGTACCGCAGGGTCTTCGTCGGATCAGCGGGGTCGGAGACCAGCGGTGCTCCGTTCGCCCGACGGAAGTCACGACGGGATTCGTTCTCGTCGTCGAGTTCTTCGAGATCGATGCTCGTCACATCGACCCCAGGAGCTTGTACGCATAGGCGTCGGCGATGGCGCCGATGCACGGGTCCTTGGACTCGGAGAAGATGTCGTAGAGCATCTTCGCCAAGACGCGGGTCGTGTCGTCGTTCGTGAACTTCACGATGCGATTGAGCACGGCCAGCCATGGTGTTCCTGTCAGGGCTTCCATCTAGGCGTTCGCCTCCTGCAATTGATGGGCCACGCCGTAGCGACTGATCAGCACGGCCTCGGCCCGGTTGTGGTCCTTGACTCGGGCGAAGCAGTCGGCCCAGGCGGGATAGATCTCACGGACCAACCCACGGATGCCGTTCTTGTCCCGGTTCGTCACGCCCATCTTGCGCTTCCACTCAGCTGGTCTCACTCTGACCAAGGGGTGTGACAGTGACTGCACGACGCCGATGATGATCCCGGTGTTCAGCCCGAGGCTGTAGCTGGCGATCGAGCCGTTCTTCGGCATCGCCTGCGTGTTCTCCAGGTACACGACCGGGTCGTCGTACTCCCTGAGGATCACGGCCAGCGAGGCACCGTCGACGCGTCCTTCGAGCACGGGCAGATCGCCCACGAAGGCGAGGGTGCCGCGCTCATGGATGGCGTAGGCGCCGGTGACCCCGGGGTCGATGCCGATGACCGTCGTCACGGACGCTCCGGCGGTTCGGGCGGGTACACCCGGTCGAGGGCGTCGGCGAGCAGGTCGACGAGCTTCACCCCGAGGGTGTCGGCTTCGGCCTGCAGCTGTTCCCGTCTCCACCACGGCACACGGATCTGCATCTGGACGCTGACCCAGCGGGGGTCGTTCATCGCCCTGGTGGGCTCTCGGGTTCGTGTCATGCCACCATCATACACCCTGTGGGGGGGGAGTCAAGGGGGGTACCCCTGTTATACCCTTGTTATACCCCCCCTATCGCTGCACGTGCAGCGCTGTTCAACGAAACGGCGTTCATCCATAATGAGCAGCCATGGGAGGCAGGCTGGCTTTGACACGGCCCAACTTCAACGACTTCCGGGTCGAGCGGTTCTTCGAGTGGCTGCTGACGCCGCCCGCTGAGCGCAACCCGCCGCGGCAGATGGACCTGGCCGAAGAACTCGGCATCGACCGCAACCTGCTGTCGCAGTGGAAGAACGATCCCGACTTCCTGGCCGAGTGGGAACGGCGCTACCGCAAGACGGTCGGCAGCCCGGAGAAGGCGCAGGCCGTGCTGACCGAGTTGTTCAACACGGCCACCGACCGCACCGATCCGCGCCAGGTCCCGGCGGCCCGGGCCTACCTGGAGGCGATCGACGTGATGAAGCCCAAGCGCCTCGACGTGACGGTGACCAAGGGGGCGGCCCGCGATCTGTCTGACGACGAACTGATGGCGATGCTGGCCGAGCGCGCTGAGGCCGAGTTGGCAGCGCGCACCGATGGCTAGGGTCCTCGGCGGCTACCAGCCCGACACCCACTCGGACTCGGCTCGACGGGCCGACTTCGACCTGCGGCGCCTGGCCGCCAAGGCGGGCGTCACCGGCGGCATCGACCAGCCCTCGGGCGTCTACTCGGGGACCTCGACGCCGCTGCCGGTGGCCAAGGTCGAGGGCGAGTCCTGGGTGGTCGGCACGCCGGTCCCGACCGCCGCCCCACCGAACCCGAACGGTGGCGCCGCCCAGGCCGGGGACATCATCGTGTGGAACGGCGCCCACTGGGTGAACATCGGCAAGGCCACCGGTCCGACGGGACCGACCGGTCCGGCCGGTCCGAGCGGTCCGACCGGTCCGCCCGGTGCCAACTCGACGGTGCCCGGTCCCGTCGGGCCGACCGGCCCGCCCGGCACCAACGGCACCAACGGGACCAACGGAGCGCCCGGCGCTCCGGGCGCGCCCGGTGTCGTGCAGGCCGTCATCGCCGGGACCAACATCATCGTCAACTCGACCGACCCGGCCCGCCCGATCGTGACGGCCACGCTGGCGGGCGTCGTGACCGACGAGGTGTGGATCGGGCCCGACGACCCGATCGCCACCAACCCGCAGCTGGAGATGTGGTTCGACTCCGACGGCGTCGATCCCACGACCTCGGTCACGTTCGTCGGCGAGTTGCGGATGTACGCCGGTGACGCCCCGCCGACCAACTGGCTGTTCTGCAACGGCCAGGCCATCGATCGCACCACCTACGCGCTGCTGTTCACCATCATCGGCACCAAGTTCGGGACCGGCAACGGCACCACCACGTTCAACCTCCCCGACCTGCGCGGGCGGGTGCCGATCGGCACCAACCCTGGCGGCAGCTACGGCGCGGCGGCCGGGGCGGTCGGTGGCAGCAAGGACCTCATCGTGGTCAACCACTTCCATGGCGTGAACCTCAACTCGGGCAACGACTCGGTCAACCACACCCACCGGGTCGACGTCTGGTCGGGCGCCGCCAACGTCGACCACACCCACAACGTCAGCATCCAGAGCGGTGGGCAGAGCTACGACCACCTCCACCTCATGGCGGGCGCCTACCAGGTCAACGCGGCGTCGAGCAACGCCACCTACGTCGTCGGCAACTCGCAGGACAACATCTACGGCGGCGTCGCCTACACCCACGGCGCCAGCAGCGACCACTCCCACGGCGTCAACGGCAATACCGGCGGCTTCAGCGCCAACCACGTCCACGCCATCAACACCGACAGCGGCACGGTGAGCGCCTGGCACACCCACAACACCAACGGCAACACGGCGCAGGCTGGGAGCGGCGACGGCGTCAACGCCAACCTGCCGCCGTACTGCGCGATCAACTACATGATGCGGGTGGCGTGATGGGCGTCCTCTACGCCCGCGTCTCGGGACAGTGGGTGCCGGTGATCGCGCCGCCACCCGCGGTCACCGTGCCCGACGAGGTGTGGGTCGGGCCGAACACACCACCCGCCGCCGAGACGGAACTGTGGGTCGACTCCGACCTCACCCCGGCGCCGATGCTGTTCGCCAAGATCGGTGGCACCTGGACCCAGGTGTCGGCCCCGCCGACCGACGAGGTCACCATCCAGCCCGACACGCCGACCGGGCAGCAGGAACTCTGGTACGACACCGACGACGAACCGCTGGCGGCCGACAACGCCAACTACTGGAACTCGGCCTGGGGTCAGGTCGCCGCGGTGAGCGTGAGCACCGACATCGCCCTCGCTGTCGGTACCACCACTGTCGCCACCGCTGCCAACGTCACGCTGGTGGCCGGACGCCGGTACGAGGCCACGTTCTTCGGGGTCGGTGACTGCTCCGCAGCCACTCTCTACCTGTCCGAGATCCTCCAGGGCGCCACCGTCGTCGGTCAGCAGCGGTTCAACATGGTCGCTGCCGCCCAGCTCTCGTACGTGTGCAGCGGCTCCCAGATCACCGGAACCGGGGCGACCACGTTCACGGCCAGGGTCCAACTCTTCACCGGCACGATGAACATGCGGGGCACGTTCTTCCCGGCCCAACTCGTTATCAACGATGTCGGTCCGGTCACCAAGGCCGCCGTCAACCCACCGGCGGGGCAGCCCCAGGATGCGACGGCGGGCAATGCGCTCGGTCTGGTCGCCCAAGGCCCGGTGCTCGGGTCGGTGACGGTGACCACGTCGTTCACCACGGTCATGCCCGCGCCGGTCGCCGTCACGCTGCTGGTCGGCCGCCGCTATCGCGTCGCCTTCTCCTCTCGGGCGATGGGCGGTGGCGCCCAGACCGTGACGTACCAGGTCGCCCTCTACGACAACGGGGCGAGCAACGGGTGGTTCGACCACTGGGCGACCTCGACCGCCAACTACAGCAACATCTACTGCCAGGCGATCGTCAACGGTGACGGGCTCGCCCACAGCCTCGACGTACGGATGCTCTCCAACCCCACCGGGGCCGGGGTGTTCGGTGGTTCAGCGTCAGGTCTGTGGATCGAAGACATCGGCCCCACCCAGGCGCCCGCTCTGCCGATCCCCGACACGCCCCCGGCATGGACACCGGTCACGTTCGCGAACGGATGGACAAACTTCCCCGGTTCTGAGCAGCCCGCTCAGTACCGCAAGATCGGCGACGTCGTGTACCTGCGTGGCGTGATCACGGGCGGCACGATGCAGCAGTCCGCCTTCATCCTGCCCGTGGGGTTCCGGCCACCCAATCGGACCTACAAGAGCGGAGGTGCCGTGTCGGGCGGTGCCTGGCAGGCGGCGCTGACGTTGATCGACAGCGACGGCGGGTTCAAGCCGTGGCTCGGTGTCAACACGCAACGTGACATCGACTTCTCGTTCTCGGTGACGCCATGACCGGCACCCTCAAGGCCAAGGTCGGGGCGAACTGGGTGCCGATCCTCGGCTCGGGTGTGGACGCCGCCAACACGGCGCGCTGGAACACGTCGTGGGGCATCGTGGTGATGGGCTCGTTCCCGGCCGGACAGATGACGTTCCCGCCCAGCACGGCCGGGGACCTCACCAGCCCTATGAACCTCACCACCGTGGTCGGGCGCCGCTACCGGATCGCTGCGGTGTGGCGGGCCATCAGCACGGCGGGTGTCACCTCCGGGTCGCTCGCCTTCTCCGACAACGGCTCTATCGTTCCCGGTGACCCATGGCACTGGAACAGCGGCAACTACGACAGCCAGTACGCCCACTGGATCTTCAATGGCGACGGCGCCGCCCACGTCTTCAAGATCCGCAACGGTGGCAACAACAGCGCCCAGATCACGTACTACGGCGACTCCGGGTCCTTCTGCTACATCGAAGACATGGGGCCGATCGCCACCACAACGATCGCCCCTCCGGTGACGAGCTACCCGGCGTGGACGCCGGTGACGTATCAGAATGGGTGGGTCACGTTCACTGGCGCGGCCGAGCAGCCGTGCCAGTACCGCAAGATCGGCGACATCGTCTACCTCCGGGGAACGATGTCCACCGGGACCGTTCCAGCGATCGCGTTCACACTGCCGGTGGGGTTTCGGCCGCCGTTCAACCTGCGCCCGTTGGCCACCAACTCGGGAGCGGCTGGCCGAGCCGATCTGCGGCCTGACGGTACGTACGCCCCGCAGGTCGGAACCAACACCTTCTGGGACATCAACTACCAGTTCTCTGTCACGCCCTAGGAGCACCATGACCTACGCCACCATCCACCAGGCTACTGAGGATGTTGCCCTCCAGGAGCGCGTCACCGCGGGCGCTTGCAAGGAGGCATGGAACAGCCCTGAGTTCTCGTTGACCGAGTACGGCGAACGGCTGCGCACGTACCCCCAGGAGGCGGTGGTCACGTTCATGTGGCCGGTGTCGATCGACTACGAGGCGGCGTACCAGTTCGCCGTGGACGGTGGCACCCCGAATCCGGGCGGGGACGCCAGCGTCATCACCGACGCCAACATCCAGTCCTGCATCCAGGCCCACTGGCCGCGTGACACGGTGGTGCCGTTGCCGCCCGACATGGTGGGCCCGACCCCGGCCGAGCCGAGGATGCCCGCCGAGTCGTGAACGACATCGACCTGTCCGAACTCCTGGAGGAGCGGGAGTGGCGCAAGTGCGCGCCCGACACCAGGGACCCGGCCAGGCTGCTGGAGGCGTTCGTCTACTTCTGCCACACCTACGCCTACATCAAGCACCCGGAGCGGGGCCGGATCCGCTTCGACCTCTACCAGAGCCAGCGGGAATCGGTCGACCTGTGGATCCGCAACCGCTACAGCCTGATGCTCAAGGCCCGGCAGTTGGGGTTCTCGACACTGGTGTCGGTGTACGCCTTCTGGCTCACGTTCTTCTACAGCGACAAGGTCGTCATCATGCTCAGCCGCACCGAGCGTGACGCCATCAAGCTGCTGGCCAAGTCGAAGTACACGTACAAGTTCCTGCCCGAGTGGATGAAGTTCCGTGGCCCGCCGATGAACGCCACCCTGACCAAGCTGGAGTACGCCAACGAGAGCTACATCGAGTCGCTGCCCTCGGCCTCGGACCCCGCCCGTGGCGAGACGGTGAGCCTGGTGATCGTCGACGAGTTGGCGTACCTGCCCAACGCCGATGAGGCCTGGTCCTCGATCGAGCCGATCGCCGACATCGGGGGGCGGGTCATCGCGCTGTCGACGGCGCAGGGCGAGGGCAACCTGTTCCACAACCTGTGGGTCGGGGCGCAGAACCGGACCAACCGGTTCAAGTGCATGTTCCACCCGTGGTGGGCGAACGGTCGTGACGACGCCTGGTACCAGACCAAGAAGGAGGACCTTCCCGAGTGGCAGCTGGCCCAGGAGTACCCGGACAACCCGGAGGAGGCGTTCCTGAAGTCAGGTCGCCCCGTCTTCTCGATCGAGGTCCTGCGCAAGGTCAGCGAGGGTCTGCGCGATCCGATCGCCGAGGGCTTCCTGGCCGAACACCGCCAGTACCAGTTCGTCCCCGAAGCCCACGGGCCGCTGCGGGTCTGGGAGTGGCCGAAGGATGACGGTCGATACGCCATTGGCGCCGACCCAGCGCAGGGCTACGAACACGGGGACTTCTCCTCCGCCCACGTCATCAACGCCCGCGACGGCCACGTCGTCGCTACCTGGCATGGTCGCATCGACCCGGATCTCTACGGCTCCGATGTACTGGCGCCGCTCGGGCGTCTCTACCGCGACGCCCTGATCGGCGTGGAGTCGAATAACCACGGGCTGACCACGCTGAAGGCGCTGCACCGCAAGAAGTATCACCCGCTGTACATGCAGCGTTCGCCCCGGTACAAGCGCTCGGTGCCGACCGACATCCTGGGCTGGCGCACCACGCAGATCACCAAGCCGCTGGCCGTCGACGAGTTGAACATGGCGCTGCGCGAGGACGCCTGCGTGCTGTGGGACGCCGAGACGCTGTCGGAGTTGCGCACGTTCGTGCGCGATGACGCCGGGAAGATGAGCGGGTCCCCGTTCGACGACCGCACGATCAGCCTGTCGATCGCCAACCAGATGATCAAGTACGTCTGGCTGAAGCAGTACGAACCGGAGCGTGACCCGGGACCAGGCACGATGGGGTGGTACGAGCGGCAGCTGTACGGCGACGATGTGCTCGGGAGGATCACCCCGAGCCGCCACCCGCGGGAGCGCGATCCCATCGGGGCGAATCTGGTGCGCAATCAATGGAGGGCTTCATGAGCGAGCGACTCAACACGCAGCGTCAGCCGACCCGGCTGCACGTGCGACCCAACGCCCGGTACTACGTCCGCGGCTACGACACCAACCCGCATGAGCCGTGGGGTGAGAGCTACCTCGGTGGTGGCGGTGCGACGCTGCCCGCGACGACCGCCTACGCCGGGATCCCGGGCAGCTTCGGGCCGACCGGCTGCACGATCCCGGCCACCCAGGCGGCGATCCTCGGCTCCTCGATCGTCCCCGTGCCGACCACGGCGTGGACGACGGGGCAGTTCGTGCAGAGCCAGGTCGCCGGGGCGACCGGGCGGGCCTGCTGGTCGGGGACCGGCTGGGTGGGTGGCGCCGCGCCGTGAACGACGGGTACGAGTCGTTCGTCAAGAGCCATCGGCGGCTCTGTGTGACGTGCCGCTCGAAGCTGTCCGAGAACGGCAGGGATGAGTGCTTCCGCTGCCGCGTCGCCTCGGTCGGCTTCACGTTCCGCGGCGGCGGCCACATGTACGGCCGAGCGAACTTCGCCGAGCGCACGAACGCCGAGTACGTGGCCGAGCACATCGGCGACACCAAGCGCGACGGGATCGCCCATCTGGGCAGCGGGGAGTGGCAGGGATGAAGCAGTCAGACCGTCTGCAGTTCTACCGCGACGAGGTGCGGCGCTCGAAGAAGTGGCGGGAGGACGAAGGCTACGACCGCGACTGGCGGCGCTTCATCGACCTCTACCGGGGCAAGCAGTACCAGCAGGACCTGCCCGGCGACAAGCTGATGGTCAACCTCGTCTTCTCGACGATCAACACGATGGCTCCGGCCGTGGCGGTGAACAACCCGAAGTTCGTGGTCAACGCCCGCAAGCCCGACAAGGCCGCCCAGGCCGTGGTCACCGAGGAGATCCTCAACTACCTGTGGCGCCAGTGGCGCTACCAGGAGGAGTTCCGCCTGGCCGTCAACGACCAGCTGATCGTCGGTCACGGCTGGGTGAAGGTCGGTTACAAGTTCACCAAGCCGCCGGAGGAGAAGAAGGTCGACGCCGTCGAGCCCGACATGGGCAACGCCGGTGGTGACGTCGGCATCGACGACCGCGACGACATCGAGGGCAACGTCGAGTCCGAGATGAACGTCACGGACGACCGCCCGTTCCTGGAGCGGATCTCGAACTTCGACATGTTCGTCGACCCCGATGCCCGCAACCCGAAGGAGATGGCCTGGATCGCCCAGCGGGTGTGGCGCCCGGTGCAGGACGTCCAGGTCGACGACCGCTACCTCCCGGCCGCCCGCAAGAAGGTCAGCGCCCGCGGGTGGTCACGGTGGTCGACCGGCGACGCCGACGCCCGCGAAGGCGAGCAGCCCAACAAGGGCTCGAAGTCGTTCTGCGAGATCATCGAGTTCTACGACATCCGCCGTCGCACGATGTGCACGTTCGCTCTCGACCCTTCGAGATGCTGCGCAACTACGAGGTGGCCGACCACTTCTACCCGATCGGCGACGTCGAGCAGATCGAGCCGCTGCAGCTGGAACTCAACGAGACCCGCACGCAGATGATGAACCACCGCAAGCGGTTTCAGCGCAAGTGGCTGTACGAGCGCGACGCCTTCGACCGCGAGGGCGTGCAGGCGCTGGAGGCCGACGTCGACAACACGATGATCCCGGTGATGTCCGACGGTGACCCGGCGCGGGTCATCGCTCCGCTCCCGGCGGTGATCACGCCGTCGGAGTTCTACGACCAGTCGGCGATGATCTCCAACGACATCGACCGCGTCTCCGGGGTCACCGACTACCAGCGCGGCGCTACGGCGAACACGATGAAGCGCACCGCGACCGAAGCGGCGATGATCCAGGACTCGGCCAACGCCCGGGCCCAGGATCGCCTGGCCTCGATCGAGGGCAGCCTGGCCCGCCTCGGCGAGCGGATCATCGGGCTGATGCAGCAGTTCCTGACCGGCGATCAGGTCGCCCGCATCGTGACCATGCCGGGCAAGGCGTGGGTCCCCTACGACGCCGAGTACATCCAGGGCGAGTTCGACTTCGAGGTCGCTGCCGGGTCGACCGAGCCACAGAATGAAACGTTCCGGCGCCAGTCAGCGATGCAGTTGGTGGACGCCTCGATGCCGTTCCTGGAGATGGGGGTGGCCAACCCGGTCGGGCTGTACATGTACATCCTGCAGAAGGGCTTCGGGGTCAAGGACACGGCGTCGTTCGTGATGGCGTCGGGCCCGCCGCCGCAGGTCGACCCGGCCACCGGCCAGCCCCAGGAGGTGCCGCCTCCCGGCCAGGGCCCGCCGCCCGGTGGCCCGCCGCCACAGGGTGGTCCGCCGCAGCAGGGACAGCCGCCGATGCCGCAGGATCTCAACCAGGGCGCACCCGGCGGCGGCCCGCCCATGCCGCCGGGTGGTCCTGGTGGCGGCCCGCCCGTGCCGCCGGATCAG